TGCATCTCGACTGTAACCGGTTTGACTGTCCCGCCTGTCCTGAATGTAAGCAGCCTGTCCGGATGATGATATATTTTGTCTGTACGTATAAATGTTTCCAAAATGCCCCATAATTTACTGGGGCTGCCATTTATAGCCACATCGACAGCCCCATAATTAATTACCTTATATCGTAGCGTTATATCCAACTCCAACGTATGTATCGCTTGAAGCAGTGCCCCAAGGCTTGAATGCCATCCTTGTAGATATTACAAGAATAGTCTGCTGTTTCTGAATGTCTCTGTCGGACTCGATTGTAACTGCACGTTTGCGGCCTGCTATAAAGCTCGGCTTGTGAAATATAACAAATGAGCCTTTAGTATTTGAGCCGCCTGTCTGGTTTATGTAACCGGCTGTGTCAGTCTTTCCAAGCTCCTCAGACGGTATTACAGGCACTCCATGAAACTTACCTATTTCACCGTTTAAGATTGTTGCGCCAGGTCCGTACTTATCAACTGTAACAATTTCAGATATATCAAGCATTGACAGATAGAGCCACGGGTCAGCAATGCAGGCAAGGTCTGTCGGCCTTGTTGCATACTTTCCTAAGAGCTTGAGCACTGTCAGGAAATTATCCTGCGATACTGCAGCCCCAAGATTTGATTTCTGGCTTGTGTTGTCAACAAGTCCGAAGTGTCGGAGTCCGTCAAATACAAGCACCTTGTTTGTTGCGCTTATGTTTGAGCCGCCTGCCAGATAATAGTTAATGTTTAATACACCGGTTGTAGCATCGCCGTTTAGAATGACGTTATCTATTGCCTCTGTCATCTTGTCATTCATGTCAGCTCGCAGCACGTCCTGTATTGCAAGGATTGAGTCCTCGTTAATTTCATCTGAGAAGTCAATCTCACCCATTATCTTACCGGCTGTCAGTGTTACGCTTCCGGTATTTGGGTTGGATGCTGTTGTTGCAGCGTTTTCAGATGCGTTGTAATAGATTGTCATGCCGCTGTCTTTTATAGGCAGTGTATATGGGTTTGACGGCATATCGACAAACCTTACCAGTGAGGCTATCCTTGAGTTTACCCTCCAGTTCTCCCAGAGTACGCTATCCATAAGTGTAGGCACCCATTCATTGCCAGAATCTGCAGTAGTTGAGTCCATTGCTTTTGTAAACTCATCAGAAAGCGGGATGTTGAAGGCCTTGCAAATCCTGCCATGAAGTTCAAGCTCGTTTGCATTCATGCCTTTGTATTTGCCGGTATAGACTCCGAAGTTCTCGCCCTGTACAGATTTATCCTTTACAGGTTTTGTAAGTTCGGCAATCTGGGTGTGCATTGACTCCTTGATGTCAGCAAGCATCGCATCATAGTTGGGTTCCTTGATGTTCTTTACTGTATCAGAGAGGTCGGCAACCTGCTTTTTAAATTCGTCTATTGTTATTATTTCTTCACTCATTTAATGTCCTTTCCTGTAGCCTTGCTCAAGGCCTCGTTAAATATTTTCTTAACATCTTCTTTGAGCCGGCTTTCAAAACTTAGTGTGTTTGTAACCTTTTGGGTTACGTCTGATATTGCTTTAGTCAGTATTTGTATGTCTTCTTCTTTGAAAGCATTGGCTTGCTTATCGTCTTTGGCCTCATTGGCTTGAGGCATGAGTATAGACAGTTCGTTTACAGCATTGCAAAGGGTCTCAGATGCCGATTGGCTTCGGCCCTCCTCCGTCCAGTGCTTTGCTAAATTGATAATTGAATTTACTGCGCCGTTAAAGCGCACCGTTTCCATGTAGTAAGGCTCGTCTTCCTGCCATGATATATCTTTATCATCGAACCCTGGCGGAATCTCTTTGCCTAATTCTTCATAATGGTCTGCTAAATGTTTTAAGGTTTCTTCAAGATCGCAATCATTTTTCTCTTTTAATAAAGTGTACATATCGACTGCAACGTCTTCAAATTTCAATTCTTCGTCTTTGTGCCTGAATTTGAAATTAAACTCTTTGTCTTCTTTTTCTTTTAAATCAACTCCGGTAAATATCTTAGTGCCTGTAATCCATGCGTTCTGGTTCATAGGGATAGCAACTATTGAGACCTCCCATAGTCTCACCTTTTTAAGTAGTCTTACTCCTGTTACTTTATCTATGTCGGCTTCCCTTACCTCATAACCGATTGAGAGGCCTTTTAAATCGCCGTCTGTTATAAGTGCATATACGTCTTTTCCAAGCTGCGTGTTAAGGTTGATTTCGGCTTCACCATAAAGGCCTTTTTCCTGCTCCTCTAAGATTTTCCATGAGCCTATGACCTTGTCTAACTGGTGGCTAAAAAGCATTACGGGATTTTCCATAAACTTAGCCAAATCCTCAAAAAATGCCCCGGGGATTATCCTATCGCCCCCCTCATCTAAATCGTATGTGGAGGCAAAGCCTTTAAAAAATCCCCTGTTTCCCTTAGCCTTGATTTCAAAATTATTAAAATGTGTCTTGCGTGATAAACTGTCTATAAGTTCCTGTGTTAACAGTTCCTGTGTTAACAATTCCTGTGTTAATGTATCCATTTTTAAACTCCTTGATTGTAAATAAAAAAGACCCGAAAGACTTTCGTATGTAAATTTTTAAATTGTCTAATCTATTTCTGATACTGGTATTACCGAGCACCTGCAGTTTACATGGTTCGGTTCGTTTTGTACTCCTGAGCTAAAAGTCTGGTTAATAGGTATCGTGCCCTCGTTCTGGTTCCCCCAGCAAATCTCTGAAACTCTGTCATCTTCCATTGTCTGCCATTTCTTGTAACCTATTTTACACTCCTTGTAGTACTCAAGTGAGGCCTTGCCGTAAGCATTGGCCGACTCGGTACGTGCAATGCGCTCTGAACGGTAACCCTGGTACTGAGTAAATCTTTCTGTTATCTTTTTCTTTAACTGGTCAACTGTATCCCTGCTTGAAATGCTCTCAGATATAAGGCCCCTTAAGTCCTCGATGGATGTCTTGTCTGTCATTGACTTAAGTTTGCCTAAAATTTCATCAGCCGCATTTATTATTCGTGGGCTGTCATTCATCTCTAAGACAATTCCGGTAACATCAGCCGCTCCCTCAAGGCCTTTCTCAAGTGATAGCCTTACCCAGTAGTCAGCCTTTTCTATAATAATTTCCCCTATGTCGTTTGCTATCCAGAGGGCCTCAAGGTCAAATGGGTTAATGTCTTTTTGCAGCCTTGAGATTGCCCTGTTTAGTTTCTGCGCCTGTTTATCAAATGCCTTGTCCATGTCGGGCTTAAAACTTGCAATAATAGGATTAATCCTGCGCTCCCTGTTCCTTGTCATGTTGAGCGCTTTTTTAAAAATCAGTTTTTTTTTACATCTGCATCTGCATCAGGTTTAGGCTCTCCTGTAACTGCCATCATGGACAGCGGCATATAAAACTGGTCCATTGCGCTGTCTTTTACAACGTCATCCCCCAGTATCTGCCTTGCCTCGTTTGGAGTCTTAATCCCTGCATTTACCTGCTTTATTATACGGTCAATGCGCTCGTTCTGGCTTTCCTGCAGCACTTCGATTTGCGAATAATCCACCTCATAAAACAGGTCAGGTCCCCAGACAGGGACTGCGAAAAACTCAGTTAAATAACTTGCTAATCGGTTAAGTTTCTTTGAGAGCACATCGGCCCAAAAAATCTTTCTCTGTTCCTGCGAGTTGGCATAGTTTGCGTACTCGTATATGTTTACCATTACCGGAGGCACCCGATATATTGCGAGTATCTTTTCCCTGAAATTCTTTTGCTGCGCAATAAACTCAGCGTCTTTCTGGTTTATGCCGACAAGCTTGTATTCCATGCCAGCTTCAAGTATTGCCGTTTTATAGGCGTTGTTATAACCCTTAAAAAGCTTATCCCATTGCGCCTCTAACCTTTTAATCTGGTCAGGATTTAAGTTCTTTTCGGTTGCTAAAAACCCATCAGGCCTTGATGAGTTCTTAAAGAAATTTCTTGCATAAATGTTTGAATAGATATTTGACTCAACAGCCACCCTTGCAGCAGTCATAGGTGAATGGCCGTAGTAAAAGTCCTTAGGGGAGGGATACTTAAAATGCAGCACCTCGCCTGGCTCAAAAGTAACCTTATCTACCCCGTTGTCGTATATATAGCCTTTTATGTAGTCGTTTCTGTCAGGTACAATCTTTACCCAGTCGGGCCTCATCCAGTAAAGCTCCCTTGGTATGTTTAAACTGTCCTTTACAATATACCAGTAACAATTTCCTTGTAGCTCAAGGCTAAGCAGTGTCTGCTCCTTGAACTCATCCTCAGTTGTGCGGTTGTTTACTTTCCTTAAAACCTCTATTGCGGGATGTTCTATGATTTCCTCTTTTGAGATTTTGCCGTCTTTTTTAATCTTCTTGTAAAGATTAAATCCTGCATCCATTGAGGCCTCGGCAATGGTATGCACGCATGAATATACCCACTCGTCAGCCGAGTATGCTGTCCCGTAAGCCGAGATTGATACAGGCTTTTCAAGTCCGTACTCCGACTGGTATTTGGCCACCATTACGGAAAGCAGATCATCTGCAGATGTCTTGGCTTTAGTATAGCCTGCCCTTGCTAAAATGTTGTCAATAAAACTCATTATCTTTCTCCAATGATTATTATATTCGGCACAGCCTCAAGGCCTGCCTTATAAGTCCCATAGCGTCCGGCATCCATGCAATGATCCGCAAACTTTACCGGCTCCTCTAAAACGTTTCCGTCCTTGTCTTTCTTATACGAGTAGGACTGCCTTTCCTTGATTGCGTTAGTGCTGTCTTTGGTAATCCCTATAACGTGTGTCTTGCAGAAATCTATTCCGTCTTTGACTGACTTGTCAGCAGGGTATATGTTAAATCCTGCCCTGTAAAACTCCTCAATCCTTGCAGGTTCGGCACTGTCAGCATACCAGTTATAGTTAAGGTCCGTCTCTGAAACTGCCTGCTTGATTTCATTTATCAGCTCTGTATTAGTAAGATTTGACTTATAATAGACTTCCTGCCAGACTGCCCTGCCGTCTATCCAGTAAACCTTCACAACAGTTGAGGGATTGTTATACCCGAAGTCTATACCGAATGTTATGTCGTCAAATCCCTCCGGCTCATCTACTGTCGGGAAGTGGTATATTGTTTCTGTAAGAGTACCCCACTGGCCCAAAGTGTAGATATGGTAAAAGTTATCATCCTGGTTGATTAAGTCTTCAATTTCTGCCACTATCTCAGGACTTAAGTTCTTTATGTTATCCTTATAAGTGGATACGTTTTCTGCTATTCCAGATGTACGCTTGTCAAGTAGCTTAGTCTTAATCCAGTGCAGACTTGACACAGGATTGAAAGTTAAGAATAACTGGTTTCCTTCCCCTTTTCGTGAAGCCCTTAAGTTAAACTGCCTGAAATCCTCTAAGGTAAAATCAACAGCCTCCTCAAGCCAGCAGTCGTTATAATCTATTGAGGCGATTTTTCCAGGGTCATCTAAAGACATGAAGTAAACAAGATTGTTTTTGTATCTAAGCTCAAGCTCTGTTTTATTGAACCTGACAGGTATTTGGTATTCTTCAAGCAAATCAAGCATCAGCTTCATTGCTGTTTTTCTAAGTGCCGGTAAAGTCTTTCTTGCTATTACAATTACCCTGTTATCACCAGTTATCAACTTGTTAAAGATTATGTGCTGTGCCAGTGAGTACGATTTAGAGCTGCGAGTCCCCCCACGAAGGATATTAATTCTTTCCTTAGTCTTCTCAAGCCAGTCATAAACTTTTGTAACGCTGACATTAACTATCCTTGTCATTGTTGCCGTTGCCGTCATGGTGTATTCTTATTTCCAAAGGCTC